AAGCCTTTGTCATAGTCGATGAATATGGTAACGTCGCCAAGTCTATCAAGTGTTGCCGAGTCTTGTTGTTCCCTGCCACTATATGAGAAGTCTTGTCCGTCGCCAAAGGTATTCATACAGCTAGCATCAAAGTAATTCTCATGTTTCCAAGCAACAGGATTCTCAGTTCTATTCGGTACTGCAATATAGCCTTGACCATCTAGCATAGCATTTCTAATAAGCCCTGCATTACCATCCATAGCATCAGCCTCATCCCATAAGTTTAGACCGCCATTCTCAAACTTATCGACAGCAAGTCCTGTATGATATTTACCATGCGCATCCATCTTGCCGAGTAGCATAGCTTCGCTAAGTCCTGCTGAACAGCCGATATATTGAAAGCTAGTCTTTGAATCCATGTCGTTGATTGTTGCTAGCTTATCCCAAACTTGTTTGACTAAGGTCGACTTACCTGTACCTGCAGGTCCAACTAGCAGTGCTGTCTTTTTGTAATGTAAAGCCTCAAATACATCAGTGAATTTTGGATGGGTTAAAGTACTACTAAGGTCGATAGTAGGTCTGTCTTTGATTTCAATAGTGACAGGTTTGACCGATTGTTCAGCTTGCGCTAGCAAGTCTTTCATCTCGCCTTCCATTTTACTAGCGACGTTAAGTACATCGGATTCTACTTCGTCCTTTAGTTTCTGTGATACAGCGTTAACAATCATTTCCTCCATGCTACCAGCCGAAGGCTGCGGAGTGCTAGCACCGCTACTAGGTGACGGCATAGTTGGCTTTTGAGGTTCGCCACCATTAGGTGCATTTCCATCTCGTAAAAATTGTTTACGTTCGTCATTTGTAGCAGTTTGTACCCAAGACCTTGGTTTACCAAGTTCCTTGCATTTATCAATGCAGTGAGCTTTTAGCTCTTTTGTCGTCATATAAGATATGTCGTTGTAAGAATAGTTTGCCATTTTCGGTTCCTTTTTTTGGTTACATGTTTTTATTTAAGGTACACTTTGTTTAACCTTAAATATAAAACATTAAGTTTTTTGCTAGCTCGGCTTACCACATTATATGCAGTGCCAACACTATCGGTGTTGTTAGATAAAATATGAACAATACTTTTAGTAAGAATTCCCATACTTTGTCGTCGTTTAAGTTCATTTTATACCCTCCTTATAAGAGTTCTTTGATTCGTTCTTTTTTTACCTCTAAAGTGCCATCAGCATTTAAAACAGCTATTTTTATAAGCACTCCATCAACAAAGAAAAGAAAATGTTTAGAACCATCTTTATAATTATGACATTCTATTTCTGTTGATAAAAAGAAGTGACTATTTTTAGCGCTAGTTCCGACAAATATTTTTGTATTTTCTTTTTCTTTAACTCCATGGCTTTTATCGGTGGCATAGCCACTATTAAAAATATCAAGCCATATTGGATAACTTCGTCTACCCATTTTATTGCCTTTCTAGTTTATTGTTAGTTGGATTAAAATATCTTATAGTCTTTAAATCATTTGACCAATTTGAACCACTTGGTGCAATTATTTTAAATCTACCATCTTTTTGTTTGTACACTTTAAAGTCCTTCATTCTTTGACCGAAAAATTTCATAGTATTTCTGCTAAAGAAATAAGGCGAAGTTTCTTTGGTTCGTTCTTTTATTTCATATATAGTCATTAGATATTGTCCTTATCTGTATTGTTTGATTGGAAATAAATCGTTATATCGATTTACTTTGTTAGCTAGCCTCAAGGCTGAACCCGTATCACTAAAGTGATTGACTTGATTGAAACCTCGTGACTCTTTGCCCGTAACTTTGATGGTGAACTTCGTTCCATGTTTTTTGGTCGTCGTTTTGATTGCTGTTACCATGTTTAACCCTTTTTTACTAATTAATATATTATATTCATATAATTCATATAATATATATAATTAGTTTTAAAAAAGGTTATAAATAGGCGGTTCCTTAATTGCGTATTGTATAAGCTTTTAAAATTGCTGTAAATGGATGTTTTATCTCTTAGGGGGTAGGATGCTAGCATAAACCAATAAAAATCGATTCTAGCCTATGTTTTGAGCTTTTTAAAGCTATTTTAGATATTTATTTGTAAGTATTATTTTAATATTGGTAAGTATAGGACAAAAAAAAAGGGCTACCTAGTTAAAGGTAACCCTTTTATATAAAGATATAAGAGTATTTTTAGAATACTCTTTTATCTAGTGAACAATCAAAGCGCTCTTCTTCCTGCATTGCTACCTCATCAATCCAAGCTTTTTCGATTAGTGCCTGTTCATATTGTTTTAGTGGTAAGTCTAAATTAGGAAGTGCTAGCAAATCAAAGCCAAAGTCTTTTAGAAACTCTTCTATAATTGCATTGGCTTCTATTCGTGCTAGCTTTTCGTTAAGTGTTACTGGGTTATCATTGATTGTAATAGTTGTATTTAATAACATAATATTGTCCTTTTTTTATGTTGGTTTTTTTTGGCGTCGTTGCCATGCTATATATTACTATGTAATAAAATGCAGTAGCAAGAATTATTTTAATGTATTTAAAATAAATATTGAGGTATTTTTTTTATTAATTATATTGAGCGTTATGAACGTTTTATAGTCAATAAAAAAGTCAAGTCAACGTAATATTACAGGAGCAAAACGGATTGCGACGGGGTACGACATATATATAGTACCCTCCATAAAAATTTTGCACAGTTTTTAACATTCGCATAGCATAGCCATAGCAATCGCATTGCCATCGCATAGCACTGCATAAGCAGTATAAACCTTAGGTTTATAAATAACATAAATATATTATTTAAAATAAAAGGTTTACTTTTATGCTTTATAAACCTTAGGTTTACAGCCACCAACACACAAAAAAGGATTACAAATGGGATATGAATTAAAAGAACTCGGAGGAAACTTATTTACCAATCAAGGCAAGCAAAAAGAAACGCAGCCTGATTTTACTGGTAATCTAAAAGTAAATGGAGTAGTATATAACATAGCAGGTTGGAAGAATACTTCAAAGAACACTGGCAATGAATATACAAGTCTAAAGCTTGAACCAAAAGAAGATGACACTCCATTTTAGAACTTGAAAGTAAAATGTAAAGGAAAAGAGTTTGATGTCTATGAAGCAAATGAAGCAGACTCTCTTAAAATTAAAACCATTGAAAACTGGCGTAAGGCAAAGGTTGGCGATTGGATTCTCACTTATGATAATAAGGTTGTGCAATGTATTGGAAGGCGTAGTTACAAAATTGCAGGCAAGATTAAACCGCTTACTTTTATCCGCACAGGTTTTGGAGAAACTCCCACTTACTACGGAAAAATCTATGCCAAACAGCAAAAGAACTGGACAGGGGATGAGCTGGTATACAAGCAGTACGTTAGAAACGTTCCGCCCACAACACTCCAAAAGCGTTTTGCCGACTATCTCTCCAAACATGGAACAATCGACAAAAATGGACAGTTCGATTCCCAATCGATTGTGGATGCATATACCAGTTCCTTCAGTGAGAACAATCCCCAAACAGCGCTTAGAAGAGGTATTAGAATTTTACGCAAGAAACATATCACTGATAGGATTAGCATGAATATGCGTGAAAAGTTTATGGAGATTGGTATTGATGATGAATGGGTTGCCAATCAGTATAAAGATTTAATAATAGATGCCCCACCAAATGCAAAACTAAATGCACTCAACAGAGTTTCCGATTTATTAGGACACACAAAGAAAGAGAAAGAAGAAAAGACACAAAATATTATTATGATATCAGAAGGAGATAAGAAACTGCTAGCAGAGGCACGAAAAGAATTATCAGATAAAGACATTGGTAAATTAATTAATATTGTAAAAGACAAAGGAATAGATGGTGTTCTTGAAACGGAAAATACCGAAAGCAACTATATCGATTGAGATAGATACCAATTATTCTGGTATCATTATGCTTGATAACAAAGAAACATTTGTAGAGCCAAAAGTTTCAGAGTTAATTTTAAACATGATTGAACATATCGATGAGCTAAATAGTAAGCTTGATATATATGAAAATAACTTTCTAGGAAAAGCAGATGCCTAAATATTTATCTACAAATCAACTTCGATTCACAGATGGAACATCAAGATTGAAAACTACATTGATGAAGGGAATGAAAAAATTACGCAACAAAAAAAAGAAAAAGGCATCAACGAAGAAATCAAACAAATGATATCAGACAGACTTGATTTGGGTCAATCTAAATATAAACAAGACGTACCTTTGGATGATGATAGAGATTTTGTGCAAGAAACATTGGAAGAGCTATTAGATGCTTGCGTTTATTTAAGCGCACAGATACTAAGAGTAAAAAATAAGATTAAGTAATGCAGTTATCTTACACCATAGAAGAAAGAGAAGCACTAATGAAAAGGATGTATTTAGATATATTCTTTTTTGCTAAATTTATTCTAGGTGACCCAGAACAACCTATGCATTATCATATTAGAAGTAAGTCGCCTGACTTTCACAAAAAGATAGTATCAAAACTTTTAAATCTTGATATTGGCTCAAAGCTAGCAGTTGTTGCGCCTAGAGGTCATGCAAAATCTACACTTATCAATCTTGTCTACCCTTTACATAGAATTTTGTTTGATGAAGAAAAATTTATTCTTTTAATATCGGAATCAGAAAAACAATCAAAGTTTTATCTTGAAACTATAGGAAATGAAATTGAATACAACGAAAAACTTAAATATTTTTTTGGCGACCGAAAAGGCAGGAACTGGGGCAAAGAAGAAAAAGAATTTATAGCTGGTTTTGATGAAGAAGGCAATCCAAATAGCTATTGCAAAGTATTGATTCGTGGTACAGGGCAAAAAGTAAGAGGACTAAAGTATGGAGCGTACAGACCAACACTAACTGTTATTGATGATGGAGAAGGCGAAAGAAATACAGCAACACAAACTTTGCGTGACCAATTTAGGCAATGGTTAAATGGTGCAGTAATCGCAGGTTCAGGAGATTCTAAGCTGATATTCATTGGAACTATTGTAGATGAAGAATCTTATTTAAATAGAATAGCTGGACCATTAGCATATGATAGAAATGGAAAAAGGAAAATTAAAGGATGGGATAGTCTTTTTTTTCAAGCTATACTGCAAGATAACAAAGATGGATTCTTTACTGCCAGTGGAAAAGAAATTTTAGATAAAAAAGGTAAACCAAAGGTGTTATGGGAAGATTACAGACCTTATAATTGGTTAATTGCCGAAAGAGATAGACTTATATCTGAGGGAGATGTAGCATATTTCTATCAAGAATATCAAAACATTCCTATGGATGATAGCTTTAGAGTTTTTAAAAAAGAAAATATATCATACTGGGAGGGAACTTTTGATAATGCAAATGGATTCCCTGTTATATATCAAGACTTTGAAGGCGATACGTACGAAACACCTGTAAATATTTTTATGGGTGTTGACCCTGCATCATCTGAAAATATCAAAGCAGACTTTTCTGTTATAATGGTTATTGGTGTTGATGCTGAAAATAACATATATATCATAGATTATCACAGAGGTCAGATGGCTCCAATGGATTTAGCAGATAAATTGTTTGAAATGATAGAGTTTTATGAGCCAAAGATAATAAATATAGAAGAAACTGGGCATGTTATGTTGTCTGATTACATGACTAGAGAATCTAAAAAAATGGGAAAATTTTACAATATATCGCCTAAAAAAGCTATAAAAAGCAAGTTTTACAGAATAAAACAGCTACAACCATACTTTGCTAGCAAAGCAATGTTTATAAAAGATGCGCATTGGGAGTTGGAACAAGAATTGCTAAACTTTAAAGAACATGGTAGTTTTAAAAAAGATACATTAGATGCCTTAAGGTGGGCGATTGATGATATATATGCGCCTAGACATGGATATGATGAGGATGGGGATAGAATTGTTAGGAGTTCAGGCTTTGTTGGAATAGATTGGGAAACTGGACAAAGGATATTTGCATAATATATAAAATAATGATTAATATAGGCAAGAATGATAAATTTAAAAAATATAAAGTTAGATGAAATAACCGCATCTGACATAGAGGAAGAATATATTTATTATCAATCTTCTGCAGAAGAACATAAATATCAAATGTCAGAAGATGAAGAATTTTATTTAGGACTTCAATTAACACAAGCACAAAAAGATTATTTAGTTTCAGTTGGTCAACCACCAGAAGCAAATAATAAAATAAGACCTGCTGTTGAGCAAGTCCTTTCAAATGTAGCAGGCTCATCTCCAGAATGGGATGTAAGACCTGTAGGTAAAACAGATTCAGAAGTTGCTTTTGTCTACAATAGATTGTTAGATAAAATCTGGTATGATTCTGATGGTGATAGACATTTTCGTACTTGTGTTAAAGATTATATTGTAAAAGGGTTAGCATACATGTATGTTTATCCAGATTGGCAATCTGAGCAGGGCAGAGGTGGTATTAAAATAAAAAGAATAGCACCAGAAAATATATATGTTGACCCAAACTCATCTGACCCATTTTTTAGAGATGCTGCATCATTAATACTTTCTGATACAACAACAAAGACTGCTATGAAGTCTGTGTTTCCAGAGTATGCAAAAGAAATAGATGATGCTAGAGAAGATTATCGTGACGACGATTACGCTACAACAAAATATAATCGTGATGAGATTATCCGTAGAGCTGATGTAAATGATGATGGTCAGCCAAGGATAAGAAAATATATTAGATGGTGTAAAGTAACTGAAGAGCAAATACTTTTAACTGATTCAATTACTAAAAGACAAAAAAGTTTTACTAAAGAAGAATATGATGAATTTAAAAATACTGAAAGATTTAAAGCATATATAGAAGAAAATCAAGTTGAAGAAGAAAAAATATATGTAACAAGAGTAAGAGAAATATTTGCTGTTGGAGATTTAATTTTATACGATGTAGTTTTACCATTAGAAGATTATCCAATAGTACCAGCTTGTAATGAACATAATGGTAATCCATTTCCAGCTGGCGATGTGAGGCATGCAAAAACCCCACAGCGTATGTTAAATAGAACCGAGGCATTGCTTATCTCACATGCTACAAGCACTGCCAGCTTCAAACTTATTTACGAAGATGGTGCTATTGACCCTGAAGAATTAGAAAAATGGTTTGTACCAAATGCAATAATTCGTGCAAATCCATCTGCCCTGCGAGAAGGTAAAATAAAAGAATTATCTCCACCTGCAATTAGCTCGCAACTTTATGTTGAAAAACAAAGATATGAAACAGATATAGAAACTGTTTTTGGTTCATATAAATTTCAACAAGGCAATCCTGCTGGAGCAGTTGGAACTTTTGGAGAAGCTAGAATATTAGATGAGTCAGCTTCAAGAAAACAAAATTTTAAAATACTTCCAATATATGACATGCTAACTAATATTGGAAAAATTGTATCTAAATATATTCCATATGTTTACGATAAAGAAAGAGTGCTTAGAGTTATGAATCCGCTAGGCATAGAAAAAGAATTAAAAATCAATGTACCTGTACTGAATGATTATACACTAGCAATAGATAGGATATATGATGTTACAACTGCTGAAGTTGATATTCGTGTTGTTATTGGAAGTACAAGAACTAAAAGTCCAACTGCAGATTTATCAAGAGATATTCAATTATTGCAAGCAGGTATATATGATAAAACTCAAGTTATTATGGGTCTACAAGGAGATGTAGATAAAACATCATTAATAGCTAGAATGAGTGAAATAGAAAAACTTAGAGCAGAAAATCAACAGCTTGCTAATCAATTAAAAGCAATAACTGGTGATTTGCAAACAAGAGAAAGAGAACTGTTCCACAGTAAAATGAGAGCAGAAGTATCTGAGGCTACAAAGCCTGTACAGCAGGCAGTTAGTAACTTGAGGGCGACAGCAAAGAATGAAGAGAGGAAACAGAAGGAATTAACACAACAAACAGCTATTGATATAGCTGGGCTCAGAAACGAGATTAACTCAGAACAATCGGCTCCTAATCCAGTCGATGAACCTTTTGGATTAGGATAACCAACAAGTAAAGGAGCATCTAATGTCTGAACAAGCGACAAGTACACAAGAAACTGGAAATGATAACCTTATGGGTATGCTTACCCAATTCAATGAAGGCTCATTAGCACCAGCGGTGGAAAGCGAAGCAGAAGAACAAGAAGTACAAAACCCAGAAGCAGAAGAAACTCAAGAAGAAACACAAGAAGTTTCTGCTGAAGAACAAACAGCAAAAGAAGAAAAAGCTGTTGAAGAAGTTCGAAAATGGTTGATAGATAACAAGTTTGAAGATAATGAAGAAGGTAGAGCAAAACTTGCTGATGCCTATAAGAATATTCAAAGCGCAAAAGATAAAGCTGAATCTGAGTTAAAACAAAAAAGTACTCATTATGAAAAACTAGAAGTTTTAGATAAATGGCTTAATGAAAATCCAAAACTAATTGAGATGCTACAGCAAGAAGCTCAAAAGCAAGAAGCTGATGGACCTCCTGCAAAGCCTGAAGATTATGATATTACAGAAGAACAAATCGAAGGCTCAGAATCTCAAAAATGGAGAATGGAATACGACCAATGGTTAATTGACCAAGGCGCTAAAAAAGCTATGAATCAATTCGAAGGTATTCGTAAAGAAGAAACAAAAGTTAAACAAAGACAAGCTGAGATAAATGAGCTTAAATCTTTAGGTATGTCTGATGAAGAAATAAAATCATTTTATGGTTTTATGAACGCACCAGAAAATGTCACAACTAAAAACATGGTAAAAGTATGGAAAGTTCTTAATGATAAACAAGAAGATGCAAATACTACTTCTAAAGACGTTAAGGACAATAAAGTGTTGAAGATGGAAAAAGTACAAAGTGGAGCAGCAGTCGAAGGAAAAGCTCCACCTGTAAAAAAACCAGCAGATAAAGAACTTGACGAATTTATGAAAGGTATTATGCAATTTAGCAAAAAATAACCTTAATAAAGGAGTAATGTCAAATGGCATATACATATGGTTCAGGAACTGCAACTCAGTTCTCTGATGGAACACGCAGACAAGTACTCGAATTAGGTCCACAGATTTACTATTACAATGAATCTGTCACACCTTTGCTATCTGTTTCAGGTCGTGCAGGCACAGTCGGAACTCCTGTACCGATTTTTGAATGGATGGAAGATGAGTATTTTATTAAAAGGTCTACTAAATTAACTGCAGCAGAAATGACTCAAGATGCAGATATTGTTGACTCTCAAAGTGGTGGCGCAAATGGTCATCAATCAATTCTCAAATTACCAAGGCAAGCACAAGTTGAGCTTTTTGAATTAGGCGGTATTTATACTATTTCTGGTTCAAATGCTAATGGCGAAAACAACACTCATTTTATGTGTATTGCTATTGGTAAAGAAGTAAACTTAGCTAGCCCAACTGATAAACATGTACAATTTGTTGGTGGTACTTTTTCTGGCACTACTTTCACATACAATAGTGTAGCTGATGGAGTTGATGTAATAAAAGAAGGTCAAATAACAACTATTACATTTATAGGAACTGCTGCTGGTGCTGGTAGCTCAAGTGGTAAGTTTGCATATGAAGCTGGTACTGATGGTGCAAACTTAACAAATGCTGAAACTTTTGCTACTCAAGGTGTAAGTGGTATTGCTGAAGGTGCTGCAGTTGGAGCTGAAACTC